TCCAACCACATATCGATTTCGTAGAAATCATGTAGCTCTTGCGGATCGACATCATCGAAGTTGGGTTCGTAGTCGATCCAGTGGCCCATTTCGATAGAGCGTTTAATCTCGTAGGGATATTTCTGGATTTTATGAGTAATGCGCGGCACGCGATCCAGCGACTTGGCGGTGTCGCTGATGATGACTTCGTTGACGTTGAGAAACGAACTGCGAAACTCACCCTCCTGCTCGTCAAACCAGCGCTTGCGCCAGCCCAGACCGGTCACACACATATGCAGGATCAAAGGGTCTGTATCGATCACCCAGTCAGGATCGACAGTGCGTAGCTGTGAGCAAATCCAGTTGGCTAGAGCTTCGCCACCGGGTTCTGATGCCTTGACTAAATCCGGTTCTGAAAGCAGTGCGCCGACGATACGGGCGGTCGCTTGAATGCACGATGAGAGTGTCAGCGCCGTGGAAGGTATCGCGCTGTCTTCGCCACTACCAACCTGTTCGTTGTTCTGAGGCATTGATTGGTTGGCATCCTTGTCGATCTCGTCAAGGTAGCCGTTGGCTTTGCCAAGCCATTCCGCCATCGAGTTTTCGTCAAGTTTTACCAGTTCGATAACGTGGTCAGCGAGCGCGTGACATTCACTATCGTCAAGCCGTTCTGCAAGGTTGCCGATGTCTTCGGGTGCCTCCAGATCAAGCTTCAATTTAGGACTGTCGAACTGCATGGCGATCCTTCTGACCTAGTGTATACAATGTCAAGTACTATTTTACAGAACTGCTGAAAATATGGTAGTGGTACCTTACAAGCCCGTTTGGGCTGACCCCCGGAGAACGCCCAAATGCAAGTGATCGACAGGAGTTTGCAGCCCTCACAGTATTGGCCCGGCCTTCATGCCTTGTTCGGCATGGACTATGAGAGACTGGGTGCAATCTATACCAGCTTCTTCGATCAGAAAACTTCTGAAAAAGCATTCGAAGAATTCATGACGGAGCGCGCCGGTCTCGGCTTGGCAGTTCAGCAGCCAGAACTTGAACCGGTGCAATTCGATTTTCCCAACGAAGGCTATCGCACGCAGGTTACGCACGCCAGCTACGGACTTGGTGTTGCGATATCGCGCGAAGCCAAAGACGATAATCTCTATGAGGATGTTGCTTCGCGCATGATGAAAGAGTTGGCGTACTCTGCGCGGCAGACCGAAGAGTACATCGCGCATGCCCCGCTACAAGTTGCTATTGATAACGTTAACGGCATTCGTGCTGACAACGTACCTCTGGCTTCTGCTAGCCACCCCACCGCATCTGGTTTGCAGTCAAATCTCTTGGTTTCTGCCAACGTGTCGGAACTAGCATTTGAAAACGCAGTGATCCAGATCGGCTACACCCGCAATGGTCGCGGCTTTCTCATTAACGTACTTCCGAAGTGCGTCATTCTTTCTCCGGAGAGCGGACCGGAAACCCGTCGCATCTTGGGAAGCCCGCTGCAATGGAACGCGCAGACCAACAATATCAACGTGCTGCGCGCGACCGGCGCGCTGCCGGAAGTGATCGAGACGCCGTATCTGGTTTCGAAGGATGACTACTTCATCCAGACCAGCATTCAAAATCTGGATAACGGCGAGGGTTTTACGTTCTGGGAACGCTCCGGTCTCGAAACCCGCGAAGACAGCAACTGGTCCAATCAGGCTTCGTTGATTGCGATCTGGTTCCGCTGCTCCGCGTCGATCATCGACTGGCGCTCCACCTACATGTCGCCGGGTGCTACTTGACAGATGTGGTTCCGGTGTTTTAAAAACACCGAATGAGTAGAAAACCTAAAGTTGAAATGTGCGTTGGAAATACTTTCAACGCACTGACTGCTATCCGGTTCTCGCGCATCCGTGAAAGTCGAATACTGTGGCTATTTAGCTGTGAATGTGGCCGTACTAAAGAACTAGAAGCGAGCCGAGTAGCAAACGGAATTACTAAATCATGCGGCTGTAGAACAGGTAAGCTGCCAAAACCTCCAACAGATGTTACTGGTCAAAAATGGGGTCAGCTAACTGCGTTATCATTCTCACACAGAAGTTCTAGTAAGAACGCTTTGCAATACTGGACTTTTAAGTGTGATTGTGGAGGTAAAACAACTGAACCCCTCTATAAAGTACGTAATGGCTACGTTGGTAGCTGTGGATGCGTAGGGAAACGCGGTCTTCGTGAACGTGCGCGAGACTTAAAACGAGCTTATGATCTGTCAAACAATCAGTTAGATGATTTTTTAATTCGTCTTGAAGGTAGCTGTGAAATATGTGGTAGCAAGTGTGCGCAAAGTAAACGTTTATCTGTAGATCACTGTCACCGTACCAAAACTATTCGCGGAGCTATTTGTCAAAACTGTAATCGCTTATTGGGTTTAGCAAAAGATAGCTCTTTCTTGTTACGGTCTGCTGCTACCTACTTAGAACGGTACGAACATGCATCATGATAAACCACGCTTCCCAAGATTTGAGACGTGGGGATCGTGTTCTCGTTGTGGTTGTCGTGTCCGTTATAGCACTTTGGCCAGAGAACGGCTGACCGGATTGTTGGTCTGTACTATAACAAGTGGAAGGCCAGTCAGGCCATGTCTCGATCCGTGGCCGCCAGTCTATGATTTTCAAGTCACGCCGGACCGCTCGATAGAACCCCCGCCAGAGCCATTGCCAGCCCGCTGGGGACTGGATGAAATTTTTTCGGTAGCTTTCGGGATCAAAGCGGCTATCCACGATGCAGCACGGCTGCAAGCGCTGATGATCCCGCCGAATAATAATCGCAGTAGCGCCAGCTTCGTAGATTACCAGAGGGCGCTTAATCAAAATCAGGATCGTGCTACACTGCAATTCATCCGGCCATCCGACTATGATGGTACGTTCGTTCCTTCCAACTCAGTACGCACGGTCGAGCCGCCAGATGCAAATGATCAGCTTGAAGAGATAAAGTTTGATGCCGGATGGACGCCCCCGTGGACGGTCGTTAAAGGTGTCTGATGACATGGACCAACAGCGATGCACTACACCGTCATGCCTGCCATGCCTACGACGATTTCCGCGCACTTCGGAGGAAGCTGGGTGGTGATGGTGCGCTCTGGCACAGCCTCTCGCACCATCTGCGTCACGCCGTTTTTCGCTCAAGCCATGAGGTGGACGACCGCCGGGTACGGATCAAAACTGTGCGCCGTTCCCATGTAGGGGATCAGCACAAATGACCACCGCAGCCGCCGTCATCGAAAATGCATTGCACTTGTACGGCATACTCGATCAAACCGAGCATGCAGACCCTGTGGACATCGCCAACAACGTCATCGTGCTGAATGACATGCTTCGCAGCGAACATGTTGACGGTGCTGCGCAGTATCTGATGGCACGAACCGTTGCAACGGTCCCTAACGGCAACACAGGTTCGATATATACGTTCGTGGTTGGTACTGCAAAACCTGAGTATACTGTTCAAGTTGACGCGGTAGCGCTGCGAGCCATCTGGTGCAACGATATCAGCCCTACCGTCAATCGCGAAACACGGCAAGCACCAATGGCTGACGTGGTACGCACGACACACCCCGGCATTATTACTAAGTGGCATCAAGAACGTCAGATCGACGGGTCCGTTCTCGTCACAGCATGGCAGCCACCACGTACCAGCACCCGTTGTCTGATCGAATATGGCGGACGCATCAATGCGCTTACCGCAGAAGACGGCAGCGATACCGTCAACCTGCCGCCAGAAGGCATTCATGATATAACATTGATGCTGGGCAGGCGTATCTTCGGCACTTACGGACGTGGCGCGCAAGCGATCAGCGCGATACTTGCCGACAGTGAAACAGTAGATAAACGCTGGAAAGATTGGGCTCGTGGTCAACAATGGTTGCGTTTTGTCCGGAGTTGAGATGCCAGCACTCGACATATTCGGTTCTTTCGCAGACCCGCTTAAGCAAGATCAGGGTGCAGCAAAGCTGTTGAACTGCCGGGTTATCGTTCGCAGGCAAGAAGAACAGAAGCTGGCAAAGACCCGTCTTGTTGGTTCTCCCGGCTTGACACAAATCAGCCATCCGACAACATCCCCATGCATTGTATTGTGCCATGCAGTCAACACGATCTGGTCCGGTCATGAAGATGGCAGCATTTACAGCGGCGTCGAAACCAACGCTCCGGTTCACCAAGGTTCTGTAGCGGTAGGCAACCCTCCAATTATTCGAATGGCAGAAGATCGCACTTGTCTGGCGATTGCTTCAAACAGCCCTCAGACCAACAATCGTGGCGGTTCGGGATACACGGCTAGCATTGTGGCTCGTGCTGCCGTTCCGGCCCCACCCGGTGGCTTATCTACTCCTGCTTATCCTCCCGGCGTAAGCTTTGCCGATTTTCAAACATCTATTAATTTCGATCCTTCTTCGGTCTGCGTGCTGGATAACTACACGGTGTGGGCTGGCGCGTCCAACAGCTACGCCAATCAATCTGACAAGATGTTTTCGTCTTATGCGCTGACACCGGGTGTCGTTGACGCCAATGCGTGGGCGACAGCTGAAGCCAGAGCAGATAGCGTACTGGATGTAGTAACACTTGGTCGCATGTTCTGGCCGTTTGGTACCCGGTCTGTCGAGATGTGGTACGACCCCGGAGGGCAGGTTGATTTCAAGTTTACCAACTTCACCAATTCGCTGGTTGAAGTTGGACTGGCAGCGCGTCGCACGCTGGCTAGCATGCATGGCAAAGCTCTGTGGGTCGGAACGGACCGCCGTGTATGGATGGGCGCAGGACAAAGCGCCCAGCCGGTATCGCCAAGTTGGGTCGATCTGCTGCTGCAGCAAATCGATCTTACCAATCTAACCAGCTATATGTACGCGCAAGGTGGTGACGAATTTTACATGTTGACCTTGGAAGGTGAGTGGTCAATCGAGATGGCTGTATCGACAATGACATGGGTTTATCGGCAAACTTCAGGTCGCGCGGACCATGCCAGTCGATGCGCAGTGGAGCATGATGGTGGCATCTGCTACGTCGGTCTTGATACCGGTGAAATCTGTACACTGGACATGTCCACTGCCAGCGAACCAGCGGGACAGTTACAGAGAACCATAACAACCATGTGGGTTGGTCTTCAGGAAGCGCGGAATGTCATCAACCAGATCGACGTTACCAGCTACATGGGACCGGATGCTGGCACATTCACATTGGATTGGTCTGAAGATCGTCAGATAACTTGGAAAGGACGTCGCGAGATCACGTGGCCTGAGCCCGGCACCCGGCGTGCGATTGCCAGAGCAATGGGCACTTCACGCCGCAGGCAAGTGAGGCTGAACTACCAAGGTTCACAAGCACCGTTCGAGATGGATGAGTTTTTCGTAGTGGTGAGCGAAGAAGGTCAGATAGCCTGATGATAGTCTTTCCGCCGCCACCGCCTATTGCCGAGAACGATCCAATATTCAACCGGTGGCTTCATGACATGTTTCAGTACATTTCGGTTAATATTGGCGGCATCGCCAAGAATGCACAGGACATCGCCATCAATGCAGCGAACATCGCTGCCAATACTTCCAACATCGCAGCGAACGCAGCTAACATCGCAACGAACACCACCAACATCGCCACCAATACGTCAGCTATCGCAACTCATAGTGGCCAAATTGCTGCGTTGTCTGCGCGCTCGCAAGTCTTTTACGGGACCGCTGCTCCTGCTGCGGGACTTGGTGTCAACGGTGACTGGTACTCCGACACAGCAGCCAAACACATCTACGTCAAGTCAGGCGGGGCGTGGACGCTAATTGTTTAAGCGACCACGGCCAGACATAAGTGTTAACGATGTTCTGAAATTCGATCAACGACCGGGCCACTTCATAAAAATTGCCGCAAGCTTCCCATTGCTTTTGAAAACGCTTCTGTGCATCCGACTGTCTGCCGCCTTCGTCTTTCATTTCAATGGCAATATTGCGACCGGGAGTGAACATCAGAAAGTCCGCCACGCCGGGCACGACGCCCATGCGCTTCAGCTTCATTGCGACAACAACATCGCGAGGCTCGCCGCTGGGAACGTGGAAGATCAGCAAGTCCGGATAAGTTTTCTTTACCCATTGCCACGCTCTCATATGCACTTCCTTTTCTGAAATTTTTCGTGGTTTCTCTACTGCCACGGCCATGCTTTTTTTGCTAGCCCTTGGCGTGCTAGCTGGTTTGTGTGTGTGGGCCACTCGTGTTTTGCGATGTTCCACCATGTTGATACTATCTCTACATTCCCTTTAATGTATCCAAGACCGGGTGTGATTTGGTCGATGGACGGTGACCACGGATTTTTACGCAAACCTTTTGGTGGCGGTCCAAAGTCAAACGGCACGTTAGTATATGGACAACTACCTGAAAGAAACGGAGTGATGTCGCTTTCATCTATTTCAAATCGTAGTTGATATCTTTTTGCTCTACTTCTAGCGCTGTACAGCATGGATTTAGCGCGCCCTTGTAGAGTACCGTAGTATGCGCGTAATCTTTCTTTGCTGTAGTGAGGGTTCCTAGCTCTCCATGCTTTTTGAGCTTCAGAGTAGTACCTACTTTGATAGTTCATTAGCTTCTTCTCAGAAATTTGGAGGGAACAACCCTTGAGATATGGCTTCTTTCTCGCGAGCTTTGATCCACGCTTCAACGGCGTTTTTAACGCCCTCAGCACGGTCCTCAACGGCGTCGTGATTTCTTATCAACCAGTCAAATCTCGCGGCCATGATCGGACTGATCCTGCCAGAGACGACAACGGTTTGGTTGCCTCTGATCCTATGTTTGGTCATGGGGGATGTCTTCTGCTATGATCTTCCAAGATAGTGTATACAATACGGGAAGTCAATCATGGCAGACAGTATTGGCGCTGGCATCAGTACCGCAATTGGTTCTGGCCTAGGCTCGTTGTTCGGCGGGCTTTCCAGTCTTGCTTCAACACAAGCTGGCATCAGCGCTGTCGGTCAGCTGACGGATACCGGTGCGGCTCAGATCGCGCCGTACAATTTCACCGGAGCAAATTATCTTGCACCGATAGGTTCGGAATTGTTGGGTAGCGCACCGGGCTCCAGTCAGATTGGACAGGGACGTATCGATCAAGCTGGCAATCCGCTCGACTTCGAAGACTTCGCCAAGAATTACAATACCAGTGAAGGCGCGCAGTACTTGATGAACACCGCCGCACAGGCGCAGGACAGCACGGCTGCGGCCAAAGGCGGTCTTCTGTCAGGTGCCAATCTGCGCGCTCAAACCGGTATCACGGAAGGCATCGCCAATCAGGATTTGAATGCGCAATACGAAGCCATGCTGAAAGGTCAACAGCAAGACTTTCAGCAACGCGAGACGAGCTATCAGAACCTCTACGGACAAGAAGCAATGGGTCTGCAGGCTGGCATCGCTGAAGCAGGCACCTACGCTCAAGGTGCTCGCGCGATTGGTAGTCTGTACTCTTCTCAAGCTCAAGCTGCCGGTCAAGCTGGCACTGGATTTGGCCAAGCGCTAGGCAGTCTGTTTGGTGCTATCGGCAGTAAAATATTTGGCTAGATGCGCCGTTTTTTCAATTCTTTTTCCACTGCCAATCGCATGAAGTCACCTTGGTATTCACCTTGGTAGAGAGCTTGATTGACACG